CGAGGCCTTGCCTCAGCAGTCGACGCACAACCCGACAATCCGGTTATCTGGCGCGAGTACCGCGCAGCCGAGCAAGCTCTACGAAAGGAAACCGAAGCACATGGCGACCCGTTCGACAAGCTCATCGCTGAAATCTCAGCCGAGATGGGCAACCAAAAGAAACAAAAAACGACAAACTAGAGGACATCAAGTTGCGGCCATCGCAAACCGTCTCGGGACTCCGCTCATGCCATGGCAATCCGCCATCGCTGACATTGCTCTCGAGATGGAACTGGATGAAAACACGGGACTCATGGTTCCGGCCTATCGAGAGATAAATATTCTCGTACCGCGCCAATGCGGCAAGACGACGCTCATGTTGTCGATGGAGCTACATCGCGCCCTCCTCTGGGGAAAGCCACAGACCATCGGCTACACCGCTCAAACTGGATGGGACGCCAGGCGGAAACTAATCGACGACCAAGTACCAGCGATAGAGATGTCTCCACTCAATGCCACCGTGAAACGCGTCTATCGCGGCGCAGGCATGGAAGCTATCCACTTCAAGAACGGCTCGAGAATAGATGTCATGCCTTCAACACCATCAGCAGGACACGGCCGCGTCATCGACCAGGGCATCATCGACGAAGCCTTCTCAGATGAAGACGACCGGCGAGAGGCCGCAATGCTTCCCGCCATGGCAACCAAGCGAGACGCACAGCTTCTCGTCATCTCCACCGCCGGCACCCAAGCCTCGCTCTACCTCAAACGCAAAGTCGAACAAGGCCGAATCATGGTAGACGCAGGCATGGAAACAGGCGTCGCCTACTTCGAATACTCAGCAGACAACGACGACGACATCGACGACCCGCGCACCTGGCGCAAAACCATCCCCGCTCTCGGACACACAATCGACGAACGCGTCGTCTCCCACGCCCGCTCAACAATGACCGAAGGAGAGTTCCGTCGTGCCTACCTCTGCCAATGGACCGTCCTCGACGACGCAGCCATCCCCGCCAAATATGTCCAGCGCGTACTCGACGCAACCACCGCACCATCCGGACGCCTATCATTCGGGATAGATGTCGCCATGGACCGCTCCTGGGCTTCGATATGTGTCGCCGACGAAACCGGACGCGTCGAACTAATCGAACATCGCGAGTCTGTGTCTTGGGTAGTTGACAAAGCTCTATCCCTCTGGAGAAAACACAAAGGCGCAATCGTTGTCGACGGCTACTCACCCGCCAACTCACTCGTAGACCGGTTAGAAGCCGGAGGCCTACCCGTCACCCGCTACACCCTTCGAGACATGACTTCGGCTTGTGGCGTCTTCTACGACGCAGTCCTCGACGATGCCATCCGCATCAGACCTCACGCATCACTCGAGGCCGCCATCGAATCAGCCAAACGGAAACAGATGGCCTCCGGATGGTTATGGTCGCGCACAGTTGAATCCGCAGACCTAACACCACTATTCGCAGCCACCCTCGCCTACCATCACTCAACTAACCGCAGACCACCAGAACAATCAAGGAGCCGCATCTTCTAATGAAGCAACACCTACCCACTATCCTCCAGTCCATCGGGACTATCATTGTGGCAATGAGTATCTCTCTAGTATCCGTACCACTCGGCCTCGGCTTCGCAGGCGTCGCACTTGTGGCCTTCGGTATCGCCGCCGAAAGGAGCTAACAATGCTCAACCGTCTCCTAAAGAAACAAACCGAAAACCGCGGCGCGTATGTCGACAGCACCGGTCGAATCTCACGAACCGTCCTAGACAACTACGCCGGCGTCGCAGTAGACACCGAAACCACACTCTCCGTCCCCGCCATCTGGCGAGCTACGACAATGATTGCGGACTCAATCGGAGTCCTCCCACTCCACGCCTACCGCAACGACCAACAGCTCGAACCAACACCACGCCTCCTCGAGCGTCCATACCCACTCGAGACACGCGTCGAAACCATCTCAGCAATGGTCGCAGCTCTCATCCTCCACGGAAACTATGTAGCCATCCTCGGTGAGCCAGGACTATCCGGCTATCCCGAATCCATCTATCCCGTCTCGCCAGAACGCGTCAGCATCTACAAACAAGACGGCCAAAAAATCTTCCGCATCGACGAGCGTGACTACTCATCCTCCGAAATCTTCCACATCAAAGGATTCTCAATGCCAGGCGACATCGCCGGAATCGGCATCATCGCAGCACAACGCCAAGGCATCGGCGCAGCAGTCGCCGTCATGGAATACGCCGCCCGATACTTCGACGGAGGCACCATGCCCTCCTATGTCATCAAGTCCGACAACCCTGACCTCACAGAAGACGAAGCGGACCTTCTAAAGCTGAAATGGATGGAGCACTACTCCGGACGCTCGCGTCGTCCAGCTGTAATGAACGCCTCAACCACAGTCGAACCACTCACCGCCAACGCGTCAGACTCGCAGCTTGTCGAAGCCCGCAATCAGGCAATCTCAGACTCGGCCAACATTGTCGGCGTCCCTGGCAACTTCATCGGAGCTCCGAACACCTCGCGGACCTACACCAATACCGAACTTCAAGGCCTCGAATACATCCGGACAAGCCTCGCTCCGCTCACCGCACGAATCGAAGCCACATTTACGGATTACATCCCCCGCGGCCAAGTCGCACTATTCAACTTCGACAGTCTTCTCCGCGCTGACACGCTCACCCGCTACCAAGCGCACAAAGTAGCTCTCGAATCTGGATTCCTCACCGTTGACGAAGTCAGAGAACTAGAAAACCGCTCACCACTCGGAACACCACCCGAAATCAACACCCAAAACCCAACGGAGGTCATCCTATGACAATCGAAACTCGCGCCTACGAAACAGACTTGGAAATCCGCTCCACCGGAGACGGCCGGACAATCTGTGGAATCTGTGTTCCCTACAATGTCGAGCAGCGCATCAACACCACACTCACCGAAGTATTCAGAGCCGGAGCGTTCTCAAGAGTCATCCCGAACGCACACCGCGTCAAGCTCCTCGTCGGACACGACGCCCAGGCTCTACCAATCGGCCGCGCAACACTTCTTCGCGAAGACACCAATGGCCTCTATGGCGAGTTCCGTGTCTCCAAAGGCTCACGCGCAGACGACATCCTTGAGCTCGTAAGGGACGGCGCACTATCCGAACTAAGCATCGGATTCCAGCCCTTGAAAGACAACCGCCGAAAGGATGGAGTCGTTGAGCGCATCGCAGCACATCTCGCCGAGGTTTCCCTAGTAACCTTTGGCGCATACGGCCACCAAGCCCAAGTCGTAGGCGTCCGCGACCAATCAACAACACCAAACCTCGACACAGTCGAAGAACTACTCAAAGGAATCCGCAGATGAAAGCATCACAAACAGCCCTCTCAAGCACCGCAACAAAAATCGTCGCAGCTGAACCCCTAACTCGTCAAGTGTGTATCCATGTCCTAACGGCCGTCACTTATTACATCGGCGGAGACAACACCGTTACAACATCTAACGGCTTCAAACTCGACAATGCCGCCGGACCTTACACATTTACGGTCCCACAAAACGAGGAACTATGGGCAATCGTTGCCAGCGGGACACCAACAGTCTCCGTCCTTGTCCAAGGCGACTAAATGCCCTGGCACATTGAAACCGATAGTGAGTTTTGTAACGGCTTCGCAGTAGTCAAAGACACAAACGGCGAGCTCGAGGGATGCCACAAAACCGAACAGCAAGCCAAAGACCAACTTGCCGCCCTCTACATTTCCGAAGAAGAAGACTCAGAGGCGGAAGATGAAATGCGCAAAGGCACCGGACCCGCAGCCATCATCGTCGACATCGACGGCACACTCCAGCTCCCTTCCGGTATCAACAATCAACTTATCCAATATCTGAACGCTCGAGACGAAATCAAAATTGTCGTCACCGCCCGTAACGAAACGCAACGCGAATCGACAACCAAGTTTCTCGACGCCATCGACCTCGACTATCGCGGACTCCGCATGAGCTCCGGCGGCGATGTCAACACATACAAAGAAGGCGTCGCCAAGAGTCTCATGGAAAACCACGACATCGTCCTAGCAGTCGACAACAATCCAGCGACCCGCAAAACCTACGAAGACCTAGGCATCCCAACCATGGCCCCAACATCCCGCAGAGACGAAGCGCAAGCAATACTCGCGCAACTCCGCACCGTTGACTAGAATACAAATATCCGGCACCCCACCGAACCGAATAGAGCAACCCGCACCGCGGCAACCTCATCGGACGCTCAGGTAGGCACCCCGTCCCCATAATCCACGACAAAAGGACTACCTCCGTGAATCAGTTTCTATCCAACCTCCAAGAGAATCGTCAGTCAAAGACAAGCCTCATCGACGCAACGCTTACACGCGCCGCCGACGAAGCTCGTGACATCACCGAAATCGAATTGGCAAACATCCAGGCTCTCAAGCTCGAAATCGAAAAACTCGACGAGCGCATTGAGCAAATTTCAGACTTAGAAATCCGCAAGGCTAAAGCAGCAGAACTCGCAGCATCAGTCGACGGCCAGACAGTAGAAAAGCGTTCAGCTGCTCCAGCTCGCGTCATCTCAGAAGAAGCCACATATCACGAGCGCAGCGGAAACGACTTCCTTGCAGACGCAATCGCCGCCGAGTTCGGTGGTTCATACGAAGCCCGTGAGCGCATCACCCGCTACCAGCGCGAAACCATGGAAAAGCGTGACTCAGGGACTAGCAACTTTGCCGGCCTTGTCGTTCCGCAGTACCTCGTCTCGAGCTTTGCTCAGCTTCGCCGCGCAGGACGCCCAACATTGGACATCTCAACGAACTCAGCCCTACCGGCTTCCGGAATGACCCTGAATATCGGAAGGCTCACAACTGGAGTTACATCGTATGTACAGAGTTCAGAGAACTCAGCTCCAACAGAGTCCTCACCAGACGACACGCTGCTCACAGTCAATGTGAACACAGTCGCCTCAATGTTTGACCTCTCAAAGCAAGCAATCCTCCGCGGAACGGGCGTAGAAACCCAACTCCTCGGCGACGCAGTCCGCTCATACCAAACAAAGGTAGACGGCCTGGCATTGAACGGCTCCGGTTCATCTGGCGAACACCGCGGAATCTTGAACACCTCAGGAATCAACGCAACGACTTACACAGACGCAAGCCCAACATGGGCCGAGTTCTTTCCTAAGCTCGTCGCAGCAATCACCGACATCTCGACCAACTTCTACGGCGGCGCGACTCATATCGTGGCTCACCCGTCGATTATCGGTTGTTGGCTCCGCGCCCTGGACACGACAAACCGTCCACAGTTCGGCAACACAGCAGGAAACCCAATGAACGCAGCGGCCACCTTTGACCGTCCAGCGTATGACATGGGTGGACTCCAGATTCTCGGCTTGCCAGTAGTTGCGGACGCGAATATGCCAACAAACCTCGGAACAGGTACAAACGAATCAGCAGTCATCGTCGGTGACTTCTCTGAGTCGTACATCTGGGAAGACAACGGCGGCTCGCCTCTCTATGTTCGCTTCGAACAGCCAGACGGCAACATCGCAATCCGTACAGTCGTCTTCGGCTTCTCGGCTTACACCGCCGGCAAGTACCCGACAGCCTTCTCGGCTATCACCGGTACAGGCCTTATCGCCGCTAACTGGTAATAAATAATCCCCCTCGGAACTCGGCCGCGCACATCGGCCGAGCTCTAGGATTACAACATGAACAAAGAAACTCTCCTTCGCGCACTCGAAACAGAGCTAACCGGATACATCCGTCGAGGCTTGAACGAACGCGCCAACCTCGTCCGCCAAGAGCTCATCCGGCTCGGACGCCCGATGGACACACCGTCCGCCGTGGATGTGCCGTCCGAGTCGGATAGCACCCTCACAACACCCCCCACACGCGTCAGGAAGGCTCCAGAGCCTTCAAAGCCTGAACCGAAGGCAAAGGCACCCGAGAAGAAAAGAAAGCCCTAATGGCAATCACTAACGGCTACATCACTCTCGCCAATCTCAAGACCTACCTCAAAATCGACGATTCAGTCGAAGACACCCTCCTCGAGTCCATCATTGAATCCGCCTCCAGAAGTATCGACCGCATCGCGAACCGCCGTTTCTATCTTGACGCAACCGCCACGGCCCGCACCTATCGCCCCGTCGGGAATATGCGCGTCATTGTGGACGACTTTGGAACAACTACCGGACTCATCCTCAAGACCGACCCTGACTCGAGTGGCACATACCAGAAGACGATGACGCTCAACACGGACTACATCGTCGAGCCAACTACGGCACTCGCCAAAGGCCGCCCACTCAACTATCTCACCATCGTCGGCGGCACCGCACTATCTCTCCCCGTCAACTACCGCCCACAAGTAGAAGTCACCGCAAAATGGGGATGGCCCTCAGTACCGGACGACATTGAGCAGGCCACCTACATCCTTTCCGCTGACCTATACAAGCGCAAAGACTCAATCGGTGGCGTCCTAGGACTGTCAGAACTAGGCGCGATACGAATGTCACCACTTGGCCGCGACATCGCAGCAATGGTCCGCGCATACCGCCGCGAGTTCTTTGCGTGAACCCGACCTCCGTCCGCCAAGGGCTCACAACAGCCCTCGACACCATTACCGGCCTCCGGTGCTTCGACTATGTCCCAGACTCGCTCGCTCCTCCAGCTGCCGTCGTTGAACCACTAGAAATCACCTACGGAATGTCAATGACAACATCCGGAATCGACTACTACAAAGGCTTCATCCTCATCATCGTCGGCCGAATGTCAGACCGCTCATCACAAGACCGCCTCGACGCCTACCTAGCATCCACCGGAGCCTCCAGCGTCGTCGCAGCAATCGAATCGGACCGCACACTCGGCGGCGCGTGTTCCACTTGCCAAGTCACCGAAGCTCTACCCCGCTCAGTAGTAGTATCAGGCGTAGAAATGACCGCCTACCGATTCGAGGTCGACATATATGGCTAGCTACAAAATAATCTCAGGAAACTCCACACTCGGAGCTCCTGGAACCGTCATCACAGACGAAGACATCATCGCCGCACCGGCAGACATCGACCTTCTCGTCGAATCTGGCATCGTCGAACCCGTAACAAAACCCACAACCAAAGAAAAGGACTAAGCCATGGCCGTCTTCGTATTCACCGACGCATTTCTAACCGTCAACACAGTCAACCTCTCAGCGTATGTCACGAGTATCTCAGTCAACTATGAAAAGGATTCCGTCGAAGTAACCGCAATGGGAGCAACTGGCCATGTAATGACCGGAGGCCTCCAAAACCTTTCCGTCACCGTTGAACTCAACAACGACCAAGCCGCAGCAAGCGTCCTCGAGACTCTTTACAGCGCAGTCGGCTCAGGCTCAAACACTCTCGTCATAAAGAACGCGACCTCCGGTAGCCCTCTGCCGGTTTTCACTTGTTCAAATATGTTCCTCGCCGCATCAACTCCAGTCAACGGAGCCGTCGGTGAACTATCCAAGCAATCCGTCACCTTCACCGGTGGCTCAATCGTAAAGAGCTAACAATGGCAGTATTCGTATTTACAGGCGCGTCGGTAACGATGGCACCAACAACAGGCGGGACAGCGGTCGACCTTTCGAGCTATGTCACCTCAGTCTCTCTCAACTACGAGAAGGACTCAATCGAGACGACAGCAATGGGCGCAACCGGACACACTTTCACCGGTGGACTCCAAAACCTCTCAGTCACTCTCGAGCTAAACAACGACCAAGCGACAAACTCAGTCCTCGACACGCTCTACGCCAATGTCGGCACCGGCACCACGCAGCTCATCATCTCAAACACCACGACCGCAGGGACACAGAAGTTCACTTGCGTGTCGATGTTCCTCGGGGCCTCAACCCCCGTAAATGGTGCCGTCGGAGAGCTCAGTAAGCAAAGCATCACCCTCACCGGAGGCTCAATCACAAAGGGAACCGTCTAGAACCATGGCAATCGCAATCACCGTCAAGCACAGAGACGGCTCGGAGTCTAAGACGAAAGTATGGGCATCGACCGAAGTTGCGTTTGAAGAAAAGTTCGGCATCGCCTGGACAGAAGCCTTCACAGAAGACCACCCAAAACAGACCTATCTCTACTTTGCCGCATACCACTCAATCCACGAAGCCGGCAACACCGGACTCAATTTTGAGATGTGGATGAGGAATGTCGACGAAGTACAACCACACATAGCCGATACCCCTTTTTCGGACCAGGTAGCACCACATGGCTCATCGGAGTTATCTCAGTAAAGACAGGCATCAGCCCACTCGACCTAATGAAAACACCGTCGACGATTCTGAATGTTATGGCCGAGCAAATATGGCCTAAGGCCAACATCAACACAGGAGAGAACGCATGGCAAGGACTGGACAATATGGTTTCCGACTAGACGGAACCCAAACAAAGCAAGGCATCGAAGGCCTCGCCGAAGTCAACAAAGCTCTCCGCAGTATGTCCAAAGACACTCGAGACTCGATGAAAGAAACGCACAAACGCGCCGCCGCAATCGTCATCCAAGGAGCCAAAAGATTCGTCCCCGTTGTCTCCGGCAAGCTTGCCGCATCTATCCGCGACGGCTCAACTCAAAGAATGGGCCGCGTCCGTATCGGCTCAGCATCCGTCCCCTACGCAGGCCCTATCCACTTCGGATGGCCCGCTAGGCAGATAAAGCCTCAACCGTTCATCTACGACGCTCTAGACGGCCGTAGAAACGAAGTAGCCCAAGTGTACGCAAAGCGCATAGATGAGCTCACCGTGAAGTATTTTGGATAGTTATGGCAAAGGCAATAAATGTAGTCGTCACAGGAAACGCAGCTCCTCTCCGCAAGGCACTAGCCGGCGCGTCCAATGACCTCAATAGTTTTGGCAACAAAGCAAGCGCAGCAGCCAAAAAAGGAGCTCTAGCCCTAGGAGCAATGGGAACGGCCGCCATCGTTGTCGGAGCCAAATGGGCAAAACTTGCCGAAGCCGCCGCCATTGCTGACCAACGCATCGTCGCAATCGCCCGCACCATGGGACTATTCGGTGCCGACACCGTAACCGTCACCAAACGAATATCGGACTTCGCGGATTCAATGGAACGCGAAACCGGCATCATGGCCGAAACCATCAAAGCCGCCCAAGCCAAACTCCTCACATTCCGCCAGCTTGCAATGACCGCAGACATCGCCGGCGAAGCCTTCGACAGAGCAACCGCAGCAGCCGTCGACATGGCCGCCGCAGGATTCGGAGAAGCCACAACCAACGCGGTCCAACTCGGAAAAGCACTCGAGGACCCAATCAAAGGCGTCAACAGTCTCCGACGCTCCGGAATCACATTCACCGAATCCGAAAAAGCAAAACTCGCCGTCCTAGTTCAGACAAACCGAATCCACGACGCGCAAAAGGTCATCCTCACCGCCATCGAAACCCAAGTCAAAGGCACCGCCGCAGCAACGGCCGTCTCAACTCAACGCATGAAACAAGGCTTCGGAGAAGTCACAGACGCCATCGGAACCAAACTCATCCCACTTATGAACGCCTTCGCGGACTCAATAGTGGCCATCGGCGAAAAAGCAACACTCGAGGGACTTGGCGCAGCGTTCGAGGAGTTCGGCAGACAAGCATCTATCAGCCTGGACAAAGTCAACATCAAACTCGGCGATATGTTCCACGCCGCAGATGGCTCGGTTAGCGGCTTCGGACGCTTACGCAATATGTTCACCCGTGTCACAAACGCCGGAATCCTTCTTGGCAACGCTTCATCTCGAGTCGGTGGTGCCATAGGAATTACAGACGGCAAAACCATCGAACACATCGACACTCTTTCGTCATATAGCGAAGCACAAAAGAAAATCATCGCCAACGACAAACAAGGAGCCATCAACCATGCACTCCTAAACAAAATCAACCAAGAGGGAATAGATGCCCTAAAAAAAGAAACGATGGCAAAAGAAACGGCGGCGGCAGCAGCATCCGCAGCAGCAGCAAAACGCACAGAGATAGCAAAGACGGCAGCAGCAAAAGAAAAAGCCGACTTTCAAGCGTTCAAAGACAAACTCACCGCCGCTAAAGATGCCATCCGTTCTTATGTCGCCGGTATCGCCTCAGCAATCTCGAGCAATGTGTCACTCTCCAGCTCATTCAGCGAAGCAAGCAACAGCCAAGCAGACGCAACCGAAAAGCTCAACACAGCCCTCCAGGAGCGCAAGGATGCCTACACCGAACTCCACGAGGCGCAAAGGTCATCAAACCCGAACGACTACGCAGCAGCACTAGACAAAGTCGCAGCCGCCGAAAACAATGTCAAGAAAGCAAAAGAAGTCAAACCAAAGGACTATCTCAGCATCTTCAAAACCCAAATCCAAGCAGCCAAAGACTTTGGCGGATACCTCAAAACACTTATCTCAGGCGGACAAATGAGTCCCGCAGCCATTCAGCAGATACTCGACCTCGGGCCCGTTGCCGGAGCAGTCGTAGCGAAGGACATGATTAGCGGCACCTCTGGACTTACCGCCGCAGGGCTTTCGGCCGACCTTGCCGATGTGTCAGCCGCCGGAACCGCCGCCGGAATGGCAACACCAGGATTCGCAGACACCCTCGCGAGTACAGCAGTCAACGGCGCAGGGACAGGAAACTTTTACATCACCATCGAAGCCGGCATCGGCGACCCGACCGCCATCGCACAATCAGTCACAACAGTCCTCCAGACATACGGCGAAAAAATTGGCGGCGTCCCAATCAAAGTCAAAACACCAAAAGCAGCTCCCGCTAAAAAACCGGCAAAGAAAAAGAAGTAGGCCATGGCCTATCCAGTAGTCAAAGTAGAAATCGCGTTCGCAGATGGCCCCTATGTGGCGTCGCCTACTTGGACCGATGTGACTACCTATGTCCGCGAAATCAGCATCAGACGCGGACGCTCGGACGAGTTCCAAGACTTCGACGCCGGCACCGCATCGCTCACACTTGACAACCGGACACGAATCTTCGACCCGACACTCACCACCGGCACCTACTACGGAAACCTCGTCCCTCGTCGTCAAATCAAAATCACAGCCACAAACAACGGCACCGTCTACCCCGTTTACCGCGGATATATCAGCGGATGGCCCATGTCAATCACCGAAGCCGGTTTCGACGCCACAGTCACTCTCGAATGTTACGACGCTCTCGGCCTTCTAGCGAATGAGGAACTACCAGACGACCTCGCCGACCACTACATCCGCACCCTCTCACCGCGCCACTATTGGCCACTCACCGACCCAATCGACCCGCTTAACTACTCAACAACACGCCTCCAGGACTACGGAAGCAACCCTCAGCCGTTGTCATGCGCCGCAGGACTTAGAACATCTAACGCGCCAGGGCTTGCCTCGGGACTAGCGAACACTTCTTGCAGCTTGTCCGAAACAGAGTTCATTGAGGGATGGTATTTCTCACAACCAGGAATATCGGCCACTACATCTACAATGATGAAATGGGTGGAGTTCGGCTCCGGCGACGCCAACTTCATTTTTCTTCAGTACGGACTATATGGAGAAGCCGAAATGGCTTTCGACAAAGTCAACAACATCCTCTACACCTACACCTACGACGGAACCAATCAAAACACCTACCAAACCGAGGTCTATCCCGATACAAACATCCCTCATCATGTCGCAATGACGACCGCTATCAACGCAAGTCTCGTCGACATTTACATCGACGGAGTACAACAACCTTTCACTCTCACAACGGTCACAGCGTTTCCAATTACGCGTTTAGAAAAGTTCGCGACAACGCCTGGACGCCACCAACAAGCCGTCGTCTTTTCCTCAGAACTTACATACACCCAAATTACAAACATCTACAAACTGTCCCTCGGATATGTCACCGAATCAAGCGGCGCACGATTCGACCGTCTCATTGCCTACACCAGTTTTCCTACCTCGCTGACATCCAAATCCGCCAACCTTGTCGCCACCGTCACCGAAATCTCAGACGGCGGACCCTCCGTCACTTCCGAACTACAACTCCTCAGCGACTCCGAAGGCGGGAGCCTCTATGTGTCACGCTCAGGCGTCGTCACATTGACCGCCAGATATGACTACTCCAAAGGCCGCTCGCTAACACCCCAAGCCACTTTCGGCGCAGGAGGAATCGGCATAGGAACAAACATTGAATATCACCTCACCGCCGAAAACCTCCGCAACGAGCTCACTATGGGATTCTCAGGCAACGGCTCAATAGATGTCAAGGACACGGCATCCATCGCCGCCATCGGCACTTGCGGCGGCTCCTGGCCGACACAACTCTCGACACAATCAGACGCACAAGCACTCGGAAACCTCCTCGTCGGATTCTCCGCCTCCCCTCAGCTCGTCATCTCACCCTACGAAGTCAATGTCGAAGCATCGACCGCATCCTGGGACACCGTCCTCAGCCTGGAGCTCCTCGACCGGATAACGCTCAACATCCCACAAAAAACCGGCGCAAACACAACCGCCGTCCAGCTCCTTCAATCCATCGAACACAAAATCACACCGTCGCAATGGTCCACGACCGTCAATGGCTCGGTGAGATACACAAACCTATTCATCATCGGAACTAGCCTTATCGGCGGAACCGACCTTCTCTCCTAGGAAAATCATGGCCATCAAAACTTTTTCAGACGGCATCAGCCTCCCCGCAAGTGACATCAACTCGTACCTCACTAACTCCGGACTCGTCTATGTAACTAGCGCAACTGCTGGCACGGCTGTCTCTAGCGTCACTGTGTCGTCTTGTTTTAGTGCCACCTATGACAACTACCGCATCGTTATTAGTGGTGGAACTGCAAGCGCCTCGGGAAACAATGCCACATTTCAATTTAGCGGAATTACAGGTTCTGTTTACCAAACTGCTGGTTATTTTGTTACTTACGGCACACCTACGGTTTCCGCTTATGCACCTGCTTTAGGGTCTAATTGGCTAGTTGGCTTTTGGGGTCTTAACAATACAACTTTTTCAATGGATGTAATGAGCCCTAATCTTGCAAAATACAAAGGTATGAGCACCTTAAACTCATCGACATATAATTACAGTTTTACTGGTGAAGCGCAATCAACAAGCATTGCAACAGGTTTTGTACTTGGAATCGCTGCTGGCACTTTTACTGGTCAGACCATCACCGTTTACGGATACCGAAAGGCATAAACCATGGAAAATAAACCACAAGGCACATTCCACGACGCCACAACAGGCGAAACAATCACCAGAGAATTAACACCCGAAGAAATTGCGGAACTACCCGCACCAACGGAATCACTCGAACCGTGATTCGCCGGCTCCTACCACTAGTAGGAGTCATCTTTGCCCTCACCGCAACACATCCCGCCCAGGCGTCGACCTCCGGACTCAAAGCCACCGGCTACATCATCGACCAAATACCACCCGTCAAATCCGACTACGCCTACCCAAGTTGCGGAACCGAAACCGAAAACAACATCAACCGCTCATACGACGGCGAACCCTTCCAGCAATGCCCCGACGATGGTTTCATGGTCCACTACGAAGGCTTCATCACTATCCCCGTCCACGACACGATTCAATTCTGGCTCGCAGCTGACGACGGCGGGACAATCAAAATCGGCCTCGACGAGTTCGGGACCTGGGACGACAAAGGATGCTCAGCAACCGAATCCGGCTATCTCAACCTCGAGGCAGACTCAGTCCCGCTCGACGCATGGTTCTATGAGAACGGCGGCGGCACTTGCTTCATGTTGGCCTGGAACATCAACGACGAAGGATGGTCAATAGTTCCGGACGAAGCGTTCACGAATCAAGCCATTCCCACAACTTCGACGACCTCCACCTCGACCACAACGACCTCAACCACCACGACATCCACCACAACCACGACAACCGCCCCCGTGGCGACCACCACAACCTCGACCACATCAACTTCGACATCTTCCAGCTCCACCACCAGCTCATCGACAACAACCGCACCTCAAACAAGCACGACAAGCACAACGGCCGCACCAATAGCGGCCACGACAACCGTCCAACAGACGACAAGCACAATATCGAGCACTACTGTCCCGCCTTCCAGTACTTCCAGCACATCCAGCACAACACCGACCACAACATCAACGCTGACCAATCCAGAAACCACATCGACGACAACAATACCTCAGGCCACCGCCAGGAAAACGGAAACCATCGACCCGCAAGTTCTGGCCCTCATCACAGAAGTCGCGGCATTACCGCCGGCACAGATTCAAGCCAAAGTCGCAGACATCATCTCGTCAGGCGTCAACAACTCCGAAGCGCAGCTTCTCGCCACATCGCCAGCAGTCCTCGAGAACATCACGGCAGACACCGCAGCGACAATCTTTGAAGCCATCACCGAATCAGAACTCACACCATCCGAAGGCGAAGAAATCGTCAACGCGCTTCTCAACGCCACAACCAGCGTCCGAGAAGCGTTCGAGGAGGCAATAAATGTGTTCGGCGGAGCAGTCGACACCTATGTTCCCGTCGGCTCTCGCGTCCCCGTGTCCTCGAGGCGTATTATTATCATCACCGCAGGCCTACTCGTCGCACTACCGAGCCCGACACGAAAGTTCAAATAGTGAGATTCATCCGAGACAATGTCTGGACATGGGCAGGGACAGGAATCGCGCTCGTATCCATGTCCGGCGTCGTACAATCCCAAGCCTTACTCATCTCAGGGGCCGCCGTTCTAATACAATGTCTGCTAGCACTAATCCTCAAGGACACAGAATGAAACCCACCACAGTCATCGCCCGCATCGCGGCAGTATTCGGCACATCAGCACTCTCCGCCCTCGCCGGTGGCGCAATCCTCGGCGTCGACCTTGGCAAAGCCGCAGGCATGGCCGGATTCATGGCAGCAGCACAAGTCCTCGAGCGCGTCCTACGCGCCTATTACGAAGATGGCGTCCTCACCAAAGAAGAACTCGACACCGCAATCGGTGGAAAAAAGTGACCAACACGAAGCGGCCGTACACCGGCTTCGACCACATTGGCACCGCCACGCATCCAGCAGCCAAGAAACTCTCCGAGCTTTTAACAAAGCGATTCGGCGTGACCTATATGGGCGGGCTCGTGGTTCGTGTTATGCGTTCAGCTCCGGCAAATATCCAAAAGCTCGATGTCACTAATCCGAAAAACGCCGAAGCCGTGAAGCCATATATGAGCGTCCACGCAAGCGGCCGCGCGATAGACACCGGCAGTCAGGACCCCAAAGTCCTAGAAACCGTCTTCATGTTTCTCGTCAACCACGCAGACGAGCTCTGTGTCGAGGAGGTTCATCAGTACAACTACAAAGCCAAAGGCGCGTCCAAAGCCTGGGGCCGAGGTTTCCGCTGCTCGAGGGCAAATGACGGAAAGCAAGGCATCAAGGAATGGAACGCACAAGACAACGGTGGCTCCGCCGGTGGTCTTTGGTGCCATTTTGAGGTGTCGCCATCAGCTGACCCAAAAGCAATCGAAGCGGCGTTCAGAGCAATCCCTAAATGATTCTCGTAGGCTTCGCGTTTCTTGTTGGCTTCGCCGCCTGGAGGATTCTTGGACAGTTCCGCCAGGCGATAGAGGACACGGACCGCTAGTTCTTTCTCGTCTAGTCCCGTCTCTAAAAGGCCCGCGTCTCCACACGATGGCGCGGGCCTTTGCGATACTTGACAAAGTTTCCGACATTCGTTATCTTCATGTGTGTCGGAGTCCAAGCCGACAGAAACGAGAACACAATGTCCACACGAATCGTCATCATTCCATGCGGAGGAGCCAAGCTCGAAACATCAGCTGCCGCAGCTGACCTCTACACCGGTTCAATGTTCCGCGACACGCTCACAACAGCTCGCGCAATGACAACCGAAAACAACATCTACATCCTCTCAGCCCTCCACGGCCTCATCGCACTCGACAAAGTTGTCGCTCCCTACGATGTCAAAATGGGCTCAGGCGACGAAGTAACAGATGGCCTCGTGGCTGACCAGCTCGAGGAAATCACCGGCGGACCATTCAACGGCGCAGTCACAATCGAAGCACTACTTCCAAATCGTTACGCAGCGAAACTCATGTCAGCTCGTCGCTTTTACCCAATCGTCAGCCACTTCCACGGATGCGCCGGCATCGGATACCAAAAGCAACGCCTCGCACAGCTTCGCCGCGATTCGGTGGAAATCTAATGGCCGACTACTCAGACCGCCTAGGCGATTACATAGATGTCGCAGAACGCATCCGCCTATTCCGCGAAAAACACCCCGAAGGCTCACTCCAGCCGGCGAACCTTGACAAGCCATTCGATATGGTCACTCTTGGAGACAAAACCTTCATCGTCTACATTGCGGCGGCATATCGAACACCGGACGACATCCGTCCAGGCATCGGCGCAGCATGGGAACCCTTCCCAGGACGCACCCCATACACCAAAGACTCAGAACTCATGGTCGCTGAGACTTCCGCCTGGGGCCGAGCCATCATGGGAGTCCTCGCAGCAGACTCAAAGCGAGTAGCGTCACTAGACGAAGTCCGAGCGCGGAAAGCTCAAGCTGACCATCCCGCCACAATCCCCGCCAAGGCCTCTCAGAGCGTTCCTAGCGTCGTAAGTAGCGCGGGACATCCACTCGCCACACCAGCTCAAATCGGCGCAATCAAAGCCATCTCGCGAGCCCTTGGAAAAGTTCCGCCGGCAGGCCTCGACCAGATAAGCAAAGGGACCGCCAACATCCTCATCCAGGGACTCAAAGAAGAACAGCAAGCGCAGGAAAACTCATGAACGCAAGCGATGTCGAAACCGTCATGTGGCTCCTCTTTGGAATCATTGCCGTCCCCACATTCGCCATGTCAGTCATTGCCGACCACATCTTGCGGAAGGAAAAAAAATGCTCGAATCATCCTTCGCGGTCCAAATCGAACACCTATTAGACCTATTCGGGTGGCGATGGTGCCACTACCAACCCGCAATCCGACAGTCCGGAACATGGGCAACACCGCTCAAAGGCTCTCGAGGATTACCGGACTACACCGCAACCCGAGACGGCCGTCTGGTCTTTGCCGAAATCAAAGGCGACAACGGACGCCTCAGCAGGGACCAAAAGGACTGGCTCGACCTTCTCAAGAACACCGCAGCGGAGGTCTATGTGTGGTACCCGCACGACCTCGAGCGCGTGAAGGAGCTGCTCCGATGAGCCTCGACCCATTGAAAATATGTCTCATCTGTGTATTCATTGCCGTAGGTGCTCTATGTGTTGCATTAGTCGCAGCCTTAATCGCAGCAATCACATCATGACAATCAGCGAATATCCAAAACTCGTCTCCGTGAAGTGTGCTATCTGTGGCGCAGAAATAACACTCATCATCGAGCTCATAATTGGCACACCCGAACCAATAGACGGACTCATGCGCCTCCCGCTCGACCCTGAACCCACGGTCCTCTCTGGATGCCATCACTTCTACGACGCCGAGGCAGAGAATGTCTGAGACGACCATTGTCTACACCTGCCCCGAATGTGGCTCGGAGGCCTTGTGGTACTACCTCAAAGCGCGGCAAAGCCAAAACCACAATCTCACCACACCTATCAGCTTCACGGCTGTCTCAGGATGTGACCATTGCGCCACCTGGCTATCTAAAAACTTCACAATCAAAGCCGGTCTATTCTCGACCGAAGGAATCAGCGTCCAGGAGAAAGACAATGTCTGAAATACAATCCCGCGAATACTTCGCCATAGTTCCGGAATGGATAGTCCTAGCTGACATTTCAAGCAACGCCATCCGGCTCTATGCCCTCCTCAATCGCTTTGCTAATAGCCAAGGCCGAGCCTGGCCATCGCGCAAGACTCTCGCTGACCTTATGAGGACCTCCACAGCCACCGTCGACCGCGCAAAGGATGAACTAGTCACCATAGGAGCCCTAGAAATAGAACACCGGTTGAACGCCGCAGGCGACCCAAGTAGCAATCTCTACATCCTGACCACTTCATCACCCATGACGAGGGGTACCCCCAAGGATGAGGAGAGGGGTACCCCCAAGGATGACGCACTAAACAGAGCCAATATGAAACAGAGTCAAATAGGCGTCTCATCAAAGATGAAGACTTGCTCTTTGTGCTTAGGAAAATACAAAACCGGCTACGAAGACATCGACGAAGAAGGCCAGGCTCACATCTGGGAAGAAGAAACCAACACCTACATCGTCTGCCCTAAATGCCACGGCTCAGGAACGCAATGATTATCGACCCCAAAGAAGTCAAAAATGGGCTCAAAGACATCCTCGCCGACCAAGCCACAAACCCCAAAGCCACGGTCCGCGAAGCACTCAGCCTCATAAGGCAAATGGAAGGCGACCTACGCCGCCAAGGATTCACCGAATACAACGACAAGGAAGAAACAGAATGACAGAACAACACATACTCAACGAGCTCTACAAAGCCCAAGGCGACCTCGACAAAGCCCAAGGCCTAGTCCACACCTACCAAGATGTCATCCGAGCGGCACAACATCTCATCGACATCATCAACCTCCAGTCAGATAACTCCACCATCAGCACCGGAGGAGGCACCTTCGAGCTCGCCTACCGCGACCTCAGAGCCGCCCTCTACTCAGTCTTCGACCCCAACGGAGACGCCCAATGAGCCTTCAACCGTCCCTCTTTGACCCCATGCCCATAGACACCATCATCCCGCCGACTAGGCTCGTTAGAACCAACGACCCACATACCTCACACGAGGCCGCTCAGAACGCATCGCGTCGCGGCCCTTCACAAAGGAGACGAGTATGGGAATCCCTCAAACGCCTCGGCGACGCAACCGACTACGAACTCAGCATCGAAACAGGAATACTCCGGTCATCAGCTGCCAAACGCAGACAAGAACTTGTCGACCTTGGCCATGTCGTAGACACACCATTCAGACGACGCACAGACACCGGCACCATGGCTATCGTCTGGCGACCATCCTTGTCATCGCCATACTTGGAACAGCCACACCAGTCAGAGCAGCCAACGACCACAGCATCTACGGCGGAATAATGCCGGACGATTACTACACAGCTCTCGCCAGATGTGAGACGGGATTGAAATGGGACCACTCGACAAAGAGTTACACCGGAGGCCTAGGCATCCACCGCCAAACCTTCCGCACATGGTCCAACTACAACTCAGCCAAGGGACTCACACCTCGCCAGCAAGTCAAGGTCGCAGATGCCATCGCCTTCACCTCACACATCGAACGCTCAGGCCGCAAGGTATGGAGAGTAGGACCCTGGGGATGGGGATGTCTCAAAGGACAACCATCCATCCAGCGATACATCTGTCAGTCAAAGCATCCGCTCGTCCAACGATGGAAGCGGCATTGCCAATGAGCAGGAAGCCACAGTACGACGGTCCATGGAAGAAGGTTCGGCTCAAGGTACTTGAGCGCGATGACTACCGTTGCCAGATACGCGCGGCAGGATGCACACAAGAAGCTCAAGAAGTGGACCACATCCTTCCAGTCGCCATGGGAGGCGATTGGTACGCAGAGGAGAACCTTCGGGCCTCATGTAGCCGATGCAACAACGGACGCAACGCTAAGCACCGCACAACGGCCTCGAGAGCATGGTAGACCGCATTATGGACTCATTTTTTCCCATAGGCCTTCGTTTCCACCCCGACGAAGACCATGGAGTTATATTCGATGACATCTGAGAAGAAACCGACCAAGCCCAGAGCTTCTCGGCCGAAGCCGGTCGAATCTGCCGAAATCGTTATATTCTCCACGGACGGTCCGAACCGTTCAGCCATTGAAAAGACCATCGAAGCACTCCGGAGCGAAGACCGGTTGGCAGATGTTGACGCAGCTCGACTCCAAATAGTTCGAGGCCTTGCCTCAGCAGTCGACGCACAACCCGACAATCCGGTTATCTGGCGCGAGTACCGCGCAGCCGAGCAAGCTCTACGAAAGGAAACCGAAGCACATGGCGACCCGTTCGACAAGCTC